CCATGTTGGTCAGTACCTCATCTATCTGTTTACGTTCGACTTGAATCCTATGTCCGTCACAGGCAAACCACATGTAGTCAGCTATGCCTAGTTCGTGATTGAGGTTTTTCATAGTACACGGCACTGACTGACTGATTAACTCCTCTATGGTCAATGGTTCATATACGTCACGGAAGATCATGACACATCTCCTATAACTCACCGCGCATGGATTTAACCAGCATATCTAGCTTGTCGAATGACGGCTCTTCTATGACCATGCCTTCGAGTTCCTTTACCTCGGCCAGTTCTACTTTGAAGAATGGTTTTTTCTCTACCTTATCCCAGTACGTGTTGCCGACTATATCAGCCGAATCTCCCCATTGGTTCCATCCGTGCATCACACGCTTGCCGGTCTTACCTTCCGTTAGTTCACCTTTAATCTTGATAAGTCCGTATTCATCCGATGCATGGTGAGTGACTATGAGATGTTTACCATGTGCCTTGGCCTGGTATGCAAACCCCCTCATTCGTATATACGGTTCACGGTATTCAATAGGCAACAGCTGTAATCGTAGGTTCTTGCCATCACTACCTTTACCATCTGGCTTGAGTGGTAACTGTTTCTCCTGTAATTCTTGTAGATATCCCTGGCAGGTAATATCATATAACAGAGTGCCGGTATCTACCATAATGCTGGATACATTCGGATCATTTATATGCTTAATGAATTGACCAGCAAAACTGTAGAACAGCTCCTTCATACCGATCACCAGCTTGGTTGGACGCACTGCTTTGATGTCCTCTTCTGTCATCTGGAATGGTATGACATACTGCTCTAACTTGATCTGGCCG